GAATCCGCCGAACAGCCCGCTCAAAAGCCCAAGCAACCTGAAAAGCCGGTCGTCAACGAAGCGACCGAAAGCCTCTGGGCCGAGATCAACGCGATATCCTCTAGTCGTGGCCTCGAACTATTCTGGAAGGACAATTCCAAGATCGTCGCCGGCATGGATGAGGGTAACCGTATTCGCTTCACCGACAAGAAGGACCAGTTGAAGGCGAAGTTCACGGATACCGTCGATCGCATCAAGGACGAGTTTCCAGGCTCGCGCGTCGTCGACGAGTCGATCCTCCGCCACCCGATGGCTGGAGGTTGATCATGGACAAGAAGCGCTTCATCCTCATCAACGACAGAGTTCGCCACAATGCCGTCAACGCCGTCATCAGCGCTCCGGCAGACTATACGGTCACGGTAGCGCCAAAGACGCGCTCGACAAACCAGAACGATTTCTTCCATGCGATCTGCAGCGACCTAGCAAAGTCTAAGCTGCCGTTTTTCGGAAAGCCTCGCGATGCGGCCGCTTGGAAAATCCTGCTCGTCTCTGCTCATGCGAAAGCAACCGATGATGCAGGAGAGGTTCTCCCTGGCATCGAAGGCGAGATGGTAGCCATCCGCGAAAGCACCGCGAGCATGAGCGTACGGCGCGCTGCGTCCCTTCTCGAATATTCCATAGCCTACTGCGCACAAAATGGCGTCGAGCTTATCGACACACGGCGCGGCGGCTTCCTCGAAGATCGGAGCGCAGCATGAAAACCGCGATCGAACATCTTGCCCGCAAGCCGAACTGCCGGCCGTCAACCCTCCGTTTCATAGAGCTTCGAAACGCCAAGCTTGAACAGCTGCGCCGTGAGCTGTCAGAGGCAGAACAGCGTGATCAGCTTTCCATGATCGGACGATTGATGCGCAAACTGGGATGGAAGAGCTGATGGCCTACGAGATCCGCAAGGAAAACACCTTCTCGTTTCCAAAGGCCAAGGCTTCGAAGTCAAAGGGCTATCTGTCGTTCATTCATGAGCTTCCGTCCGTCTTGTCGGGCCGATCGCCGGTCGAGGCTGCACACCTGTCAACGGCGAATACCTTCTGGATGCACTACGGGCGTGGCAAGGGAACGAAGGCTGCAGACCGTTGGTGCCTTCCTCTTACACGTGAGGAGCATGCTTCGCAGCACAGCTTCCCAGGCGGGGAAATGGCCTTCTGGCACTACCACCAACTGAATCCACATGAGCTCGCAACAATTCTATGGGGCGCCTACTGCGAGCGCGGTGATGAAGCCGTTGAATGGTGCATCGCGAAAATCAACCAAGGCCTGTCCGATACCGGCTCTACTACGAGGGAGAATTAATATGGCAGAGAACATATCAGAATTGTTCGGTTCAATCGTTTCATGGGCGTCCGAAGTCAAGGGCGCGGAAAATGTCGGCAAAGACGGCACACTGTGGATTGAGGCTACAGAGCCGAGCGAGCACTTCCCTGTGCCGGTTAGAGTAACCATGAATGCCACGACCGAAGAATTGGACGATATTCCGCCGTTCACGGCGATGCTCACGAACGATGTCTACTTTCCCGGAATCATGGCTTTCGTCAACCCCTACGGAGGGACGATGATCGGCGCAGGCCCTGATGGCGAGGATACCCTCATCCGCCATTTCAATGCCCAGGCACGCCCTTCCTCCCCTCTAAAGGGAGAGTGAGATGGTGGAGCACACACCGACACCGTGGATATTTGATGAGGTCCGGACATCATGCGGGCGCGCGTTCCGGATTGGAAATGAGCAGCAAGTCAAATTGGCTCGCGATGAAAAGCCGCGTGGACTTCCTTCATATGCCGTCTTGTACGACGACTATCCGGGCCACCCAGACAACGAAGCGAAAGCCAACGCCGCCTTCATCGTTGAATGCGTCAACTCCCACGCCTCCCTTGTCGAGGAAAACGAAAGGCTGCGGAAGGCGCTGGAGCCGTTCGGAAGCGGTGGAAACTGGGGTACCGTAAAAGCAATGATCGTCAACGGGGCTACGGTTCCTCAGAATGGCGTCGATCTCGCCAAGTGGCTTAGCAGCATGAATGCGAAAGCAGATGCCGCCCTCGGGAGGGAACCATGATCGAATCCCGTACCCGTACCGTATATTTCTCTCCATCCGCTGGCAGGCACTTCATGACGCTGGCTGCCGCCGCGCACAAGGAAGCATCGGCACTGATGGTCTCGAAGTACCCAACCGAAAGACAGGATCCAGAGGCCAGCTATTCCGGATGGCATTGGTCGAGCGAGGATAATCTGCGCGCGGTCCACGCTAGATTGAAACGCCGCATCATCAGCCGCTTCCGCCGCGCCGCCCTCAATGGGGAGGAGACGGTATGAACCCGGACGATGACGATTTCGAAGACGAGTTCTACGACGATCGTGATGATGATCTCGACTGCTGGCACGAAGGCTACGACGCCGACATCCTGACCGGTGAAGCTTGGTGCTGGAGATGCCAGCACAAGTGGATCATGACAACCAAGGAGATCGCAGGCGAGATCGAGTTCCAGCGTGAATATTTGGAATGTGTCGAAGCGGAGGAGCGTTGAATGCTCGTCCTGCTCGACAACGGCCAGGATCTTGATGAGTGCGCCGAGGAGCTTGGCTGTGAAGTCGGCCAGTTGCTGACGCCTCTGACGCGTTACCGCCTTCGCACTGATGTCTTCGCGATCGACAACGGCAGTTTTGCGGGATTTGAGATCCCTGCATTTCTGTCGCTTTTGGAGCGCGAGAAGCACAATCGCGATAAGTGCCTGTTCGTGGCCGCCCCTGACGTTGTCGCATCAGCTCGACGCACGCTTGAGGTCTTCGAGCGCTGGAAACTGCGCCTAGCTGGCTGGCCGCTCGCTCTTGTCTGCCAAGACGGCCAAGAAGATTTGCCGCTACCGTGGGACGATATCGCGGCGGTCTTTATCGGCGGCTCAACCAACTGGAAATGCTCACACCACGCCGAACATATCATCCGCGCCGCAAAGGCTCTTGAGAAGTGGGTTCACGTCGGGCGCATCAACGGTCCAGAGCGCTTCAAACATTTCGAAAATCTGGGAGCCGATTCCTGCGATGGGACTGGCCTCGCTCGATACACCCACATGCGCAAAAATATAGCAAGTCGCCACAATCAAGGAGACATATTCAATGCAGCATAGGACCATTGGCCTGACAATCGCATTTGCCGCTACCATTCCCGCCGCTAACTGGCTTATGACGCATGTCGGGACTGCGTGTCAGCCAGACGGCCCTTGCTTGCTGCCGGTAGGCTTTGGCCTCTACGCCCCAAGCGGCGTCCTGATGATCGGCGCAGCCCTTGTCCTGCGAGATATGGTGCAGTTGACCGGCGGCATCCGTGCTGGGCTGCTGGCCATTGCGATCGGTGCGGCCATCTCGTGGTTCCTGTCGCCTCCTGCGCTCGTCATCGCTTCGGTCGCTGCTTTTCTGCTGTCGGAACTGGCTGACTTCGCGGTCTATACGCCGTTGCGGCGCAAGCAACTCGAAATCGCCGTTCTGGCGAGTGGCGTCATCGGCTCGGTCATCGATAGCATCGTTTTCCTTTGGCTGGCTTTCGGCTCTCTAGCCTTCATAGAAGGGCAGATCATCGGCAAAGTCTGGATGACGCTGTTGGCAATCCCGCTCATCCGCATCAGCCGCGCCGCCGCCCTCCGCGCCAAGCTTCAGGAGACCACCAATGACTGAACTGAATGAAAAGGCTTTGGAAGCCGCTGCTAAGGCGCACACCCCGCAATTTGAGCGCATGGACGCTGATATCCAGCGTTATGCCCTAGAGCAAATGCGCGCCGCCATCTCCGCTTATCTCAGCGCTCTACCAGAGCAGGAGCCGGTGGCTCGATACGATCTAATAAAGTTCGATAGCTGCGGGGCTATGGACGCACTCATGGAGCGGCATCCTGAGGGCGAATGGGTGAAATGGGAAGATGTCTCATTATTCGCCTCTCCCATCGCCCATCCCCTACGAGATGGATCAATCTACGCCGCAGTCAGCAAGCGTCAGTTCTCCGAAGAGGAAAACGCTGCGATTGATCAGGACATCGCGGGGAAGCTCTCAGCCGGATATGCAGAGCTTATCAGGGAACTGGTGGGTGCACTGAAGCGGATTGAACGCTGGCACGGCGAATTCCCAGAAACTGGCGAATATTGGGACAAAGAGAAAACCCAAATGATGTCTTACGCGGCCTGCTTCGGCTCTAACGGAGAACGAGACTTCATGCGGAATATTGCTCGTTCCTCCCTCGCCAGAGCTGAAGCCGAAGGATTTGCGCCATGACCTTACCCGCCCTCACCACGGACGCCGACCGTCCCGATACCGGGAAGGAGGGCGAGTAGATGGCCTACGGTGATTATAACGGCCCGAACAAGCCAGACAAGGGCAAGGAAGGCGGAAGCTGCAACCGTACGCGCTGCCAGTGCTCGCCAGCGAACTGGTACAACCACGGCTCTTACGCGTGGTATTGCGATGATTGCCGCAACCAGATCCAGTTTGACGCCATGAACCTGAGGGATTGGCAGCTTCGGTACGAACCAAAGTGCGGCCACCCGATGTTTGAAACCCGCGAGCAGATGGATGCTCGCGCCACACCCGGCTTCCTCTACATCGAGATAATGGGTGATCTGGTTGAGCGCCTTCACAATATCAGCCGTGGCGATCACAAGCGAGGATGCACCGGCCGCCAATATGTGTGTTCATGCGGGTATGACGACGATTCGGAAAAGACCGTCGAGCAAGCCGCCGCCGAACTCCTCCGCCTCCAGGAAGAGAACGCGCGCCTATCGGAGCTGCTAACGGCAGCCGTTGATGATTACAACGGTGCTTTGGCGACAAGCGCGCGCATCCGAAGCGAGACGATCGAGGAATGTGCGAAGATTGCCGACGCGATGCGCGACAAACACAGCTCACCAACCGGTGATGCGTACACGTGCGGGGTATGGGACCAAGGTGTCCGGATCGCTGGCCGCATCCGCGCTCTTCCTATCGATAAGGGGGTGGAGGGATGACGGACCTTGATCGCAAGATTCACGAATACGGCGAACTTGAGCGCGATGCGGCCCAGCTTGCAGACTATAGCGTCCACGGCGGCATTTTCTACCGATTCTGGAAATGGCTGGAACGAAAGATCCGAGACGAACGAGAACTGCTGATTGTTGATCGGGATATCCAGCGCAGGCTTTCCGCTCGTTACCGAGCTCTCAGGGATACAGAGGAGCGGAAGCCGTGACCGATCGCACAGAATTCAAAAACGGCAAGCTTGATGAAATCGTGTCCACGGCCGGCGCTCACCTTGAACGCATGGGAGGGAATCGTTGGTTTCTATCCTTCCAGCACGCCGATGGAACGGAAACCGCTCTCTGGTTTATCTCTCGCGATTTAGTCAATCCGCAGATGGAGATGCGCGCGCCTGTGGACGAGCAGCGGGGATATCGGAAATGACGACGCCAGCCTGTGGAAACAATGTGGATGGTTCCTCATGAGCCGAGCCCGCACTTACACCAAATCAGAAATTGCCGATGCTGCTGCTGCGGCAGCGACACACGGCGTTCGCGTCATAATGCACCCCTCGGGCGATATTGAATTTTCGCCCAGCACTGTCGCTGCAGACCGTGAAGAAGAGAGCAGCGGCTCTAAAGCGCTGAAGAGGTGGCTAGATGGAAGGGAATCTCGTCGGCGTGCATAAGGTCAACGTCAAATTGGCGGACGGCACTACTGCGACATACTATTACGCTTGGCGCGGGAAAGGTGCGCCTCGCATCAAGGCAAAGCCGGGAACGAAGGCATTCACGCAGGAATTCATTCGTCTGACGCGTGACAGACCACAAGCCGTTTCAGAAAATACCATTGGGTCACTTATCGATGAGTTTCGGAAGACGGCTTCATATCTGAAGCTTTCCGCTTCGACCCGGCGGGACTACGAGCGCCAGTTTGGGGCGATACGCCTTGAATTCGGTGATTTCCCCGTCGAGGCTATTGAAGAGCGCGGCAGCCGGAAGATCTTCGTCACATGGCGAGACACGATGAAGGAATCGCCACGATCAGCAGATATGCATATTGCGCTGCTATCCAGACTTTTCGCGTGGGCCAAGGACAATGAGGTTATCCTTCGCAACCCGTTGGAGCGCGTCCAACGCCTCCATGAGGGGACCAGACGCGATATCATCTGGTCGGATGAACAATTGTCGAAACTCCTAACCGAAGGCGTCCAGCACCTACGTGAGGTGGCGCTGATAGCGCTATGGACCATGCAGAGGCAAGCGGACGTGCTCACCATGTCGACACTTGCGTTCGACGATGAGCGGGTCTCTATCAGGCAAGGGAAGACAGGAGCGCGGGTGCGTGTTGTAGCTGCTCCGGATATCCTGCCGGTTCTAAAAGCGGCCAAAGAGGATAAGCGCCAGCGCGTGCTTGTGAACTCGTTCGGCCAAAACTGGACCTCTAGTGGGTTCAGGGCCTCTTGGCGCAAGGAAATGAAGCGGTTGGGGATAAAAGGCGTCACGTTCCACGATCTGCGCGGCACGGCCATCACCTACGCCTATTCCCAACTCGACCGATCGCATTCAGAAAAGATCAAGTTGATTGCCGAGATATCGGGGCATTCTGAGGAGGATGCCGAATCAATCATTCGGAAGCATTACCTCGCTGGACAGGAGGTAATTGACGCCATCGGGCGCGGAACGAACCGGGCATAAATTGTAAAATGCTGGGTTTGCTGTAAAATGAGCGGGCCAAATTACCCGCTAAGTAGTTGAAAATGGTGGGTGATGTAGGGCTCGAACCTACGACCCGCTGATTAAGAGTCTCATCGCATCTATAGATTTTTCAATCCGATGCGGCGAGTGTCACTGTAAAATAAAGCCGCAAAAAGCCGAATGAATCCAGCGGCGTCAAGAGCAAAGTGTAAAATGAAATCCACACTTTTCGACACCTGTGGATAGTATCATGTTCCCTCCCAGCGAGGGAGGGAAAAGGAGATGGGAATGCCCGACGAACCGCATATCACCATCAACGGGGTCGAGTTGACCGGAGGTCAAGCCATGACGGTTCGCGTTGCTATCTCGACCATGTTCGCGGAGATGAGTGAACCGGAAGCGCTTGGCAACGACGATATGGGAATTTCGATCGCGTCGGGCTATAAGGACCGGTGTGCGGAGATTTTGCGGATCATGGATCTGCGGAAAGGGTAAGGCATAATGGCTGGCGGAATTTCATCAGAGATCTTCGTGCAGAACATCGATGGCGCCCCTTCTCGATACGCACTTTTCGAAGGGTTGCCGGCCGACCTCATGACCTTCGAGCAGATCTTTGAGAAGGACGCGCGATGGCTCATGGGCCAGAGTTTGATCACTGACGTCGTCAGATTCATCAAAGACAAACCGCTTGCGGCCGATATCGACCCCAACAATCCGACGGAGCTCTACGTTCACATGCCTCTCCCGACAGTTCGTGATGAAGTTTCAGGGGAAGAGGCGAGCATCCTCTGTATGGTGCCCGAAGAGCTTCGAGAGATATTCCTCGACCGGCTGAATGAAGCGGCGGTCACTTATTTGGGCGGGAGCGGCCGCCTGATGCTTTATGGCTACATGAATTCGGCAACGACCGATTTCACAGTTTCGCGCGTGCGGGCCGACCTGATGAGATTCGAGCAAGAACGCCAAGCGCGAGGAGAAGGCGAGCTTTGGGAGGTGGTTGCCAACTATCTCGGCATGCCTACCAAATTTGATCTGAAGGTCACGTACCCTACGGCCGGATCACGGGAGTTCTGAACGCGGTCTTATCGCTCTTCCCCTGAATGTCGTCGAGCTTCGAGCTCAACACCTGGACCTGCGTCGAAACCTTGTTGATGGTGTCGATCACATTGTCGAGTTTGCCGCCGAAGGATTCCACGACGCGGTCGATCCTGTCGTTGGCGGCATCGATCCCCTTCTTGTTTTCGGCTGTGGCTTCGATCGCCCGCGTGACCTGGAACGAGATAGGCGGGATTTGCGCGACCTGCTGCTGTAGCCCGGTGATCGAGTCTTGGTAGTTCTTGAGCCGGTCCCTGCGCGCCTCAGCTTCCACGTCGAAACGAACTTGCAGGCTTTTGATATCGCGCTGCGTGTCGTTCCAGATGTATCCGGCCCATGCGGCGTTGACCGCTATCCCTCCTGCGATGATAGCGACGTTCCAAACGTTCACCCGCCATGTCTCGAACTTCACTGGCATTTTAGAATCCTCGTCCGCCACCCGTTGCCCTTTTCAAATATGCGCATTTCAACATGCACTGCCGTTCATTGTGTCGGTGAAATAGAAGAGAGCTGATACGCTATGAATGCGAGCAGAGGCCCGGCCGTCAGGAAGAAGCCAGCCAGGGAGAGCTTGATCATAGGTGCCAGTCTTGGTTAGGGCGGGGGTGACCGCGAACGGCTAAAGCGCCGCCGCCATCGGCACGGCCATCACGATATTTCCGGCCGGTTCTGGGTGGATGTAGTCCTTGGTGTTGGTTGCCTTGACCGCAACACCAGAAGCCTGCGCAACACCAAAGGCTGCCGTGAGGACAGTGCTGTAAGGCCCCGATCCCAATTTGCTGGAAACACGACTGAGACCTGTACTCTGGACGCCGGCACCGCCGCCAGGAGAGGCAACGAGGCTGTCGTTGACATTCGGGCTATCGGTGAGCGAGACGGTCGTATCGGTCGATAGGGCTACCGCTGCGAGGGTCGAAGAATAAGACGCCAGCGCCCACTTGGTGTTGTCCGAAGCATCCTGCATCAACGACCTAACATCAACAAAGGCTTCGATAAAGCCGCCAGAAACGAGGCCAGCCAAGGAAGCATTGAAGATGTCGGCCTGCCCTCCGGCTCCGAACCCGGTATCAGGCGTCTGGCCGGAAAGCGATGTGCCGAGATCGCTTGTTCCTACCGGCACGCAACGAGGGATCATGTTGCTGGTCACGACGCGCGTAACGCCCTTGGCCCTAGCAGCGCTCCAGATCGCCTTGAGATCAGTCGTACCTTGCGCGGCAGTGCGTCCAGACTTGATGTCGTTGCAAAGCAGCTCGGTGACCAGCGTATTGTGGAAGGGTACGAGGAAATTGAAGAGCGGGCTTCCGGCTGCGATCGCTTGCGCAACGTAGGTTGCCGCATTGCCGGTGACCCCGAGCATGAAGCAGCCAACTTGCTTTGCATAAGCAGCGCGTCGGATATAACCGCCGCCGTTGAGACCATAGCCGATAAAGTCTTTGTCTCCGACGCCCTTGCTGTCCGATATGCCGATGACGGCTTCCACGCCTGGCGCCACCTCGCCTATCAGCAGCAAAGGCGCAACTCCGACCTGATCAACGCCGCCCGATGGCGTTGCTAGAGCCCCAGTACCATAGATCTGGTCGATTTCGTTGGCCGGCGCAAAGAATACGCACTTTTCGCCGCCCGTGCCGCTATAGTAATCACCGCGTACATATGTCTGAGAGCCCGCCGTGACATCGATCTCACTGCGAATATAGAGGGTGCCCGGAACAACTGAGAAATTGGTCCAGTCTGATTGTACTATATCGCCACCGGCAAGCGTTACCCCGGCATTGCCACCGATGGCCCCGGCCGCAAATGCGCCAGCCTGCTCATAAGCGAATTTGTTGACGGTGTAAGGTTGAGGCCCGGCATTATCAAACGTCGGTGTCGCAGTGATGTAACGATTGGCCCAAGCGGTTCTGACACGGGATGCCGCTTGCCATACCGTAAATATATGGCGCGCCTGCATCCGCTCTTTGCCAGAGGGAGGATTGCCGAGCGCATTGGATATTCGTCCACCGGCCGCGATGTTGCGGGAGACGACTGTCGGCCCACCCCCACCCTGTATTACGGTGCCAGTGAGAGAAAGGTCTAAGGAAAGGGTTAGGCCCATGCTTTGCTCCTAATTTGCCGCGTCTACGGCATCGACGCATGCTTTACGACGCGCCTCGCCTATGTTTCGGGCCGTCCGATCGGCAGACCAGTTGTTGAAGATCTCATCCTGCGTCATGTCGTGGTCTGGCTTTGGAGAGAGTGCCGGGGTCACCTTGCGGCATTCAGGCGGCAGGACAGGCTTGACGATCCGCGTAATGACGACCGGCGCCGGCTTAGTTTGGCAGGAGCTGCACGCGATCGCGAGACAGGCCGACAGTACCGCCATCAGGAAGGGCCGCATTTCGTTTCCTCAGTTCTTCGAGTTGCTGTGAGGCCGTGTTGACCGCATCCGCCGCATCCGCCTGGATTTTCAGGGTAGCGGTTGCTTGATCGGCAATCTTCTTGTTTGCCTCTGCGTTGGATTTCTCAATCTCTGCCGTCCATTTCGCATCGGCGGCTGCCGTGGCGTTGGTCGCGGCTTCGTTGATCATTGACCGGACCTCGTGGATACCGAGCCACACGGCGAACATCAGGAAGGCGAGCGCAAGGAGGATGGCGAGGCCGGTGATGATGGGCTTGGAGAGGCCGAGCATCAGAGGCCACTCACACAGATTTCGCCTTCGCCTATCCGGGTGGCGTCTCCCATTTCACGGCGTCGGACAATGCCAATGATGATCCGGCCGCCTGCTTTGTTGAATGCTGTCGCCGCATTACAGCTTGCCAGATATTGCCCTTGGTTTCCCAGCCGCGCGGCCGTAGAATTACAGGTGGCGCCCACACCGATGTTCCAGGCAAGCGAATCCATCATCGCCCGCCAGCCGATCGGTTTACTGTCGAAATTTGGAATGCATTGGGTCAGCGGCTTGCGATAATCACGTTCAAGTTTCGTCGCCAGCCGCTTGTTGCACCCTTCCGGCGTCTCCACCATTCCTGGCTTGACATTGTCCGTATCCCCTTCGCAAATCGTCCAGACGGACTTCTTTGGAAGTGTGTCGAGATAGGCGCGCAGCTTTGTGCCTTCCCATGGCGTCACGAGTTGTTCAATCGCTAGTGTAACGTCATCGTGTACGGCTGGCTGTCCTGCCCAGATCGTGACAAACCCGCCAACGGACGCAGCGAGAACGGCGGCAATGGCGCCCTTGGCACGAGGCGACGACTTGAGCTTAACTGTAGGTGTCATCGTAGCGCGCCCTTATCTGCCGACGAACCTTAGCGGTCGTGACTTTTTCCTGTAGTTTCTGCTGGAATATGCCGCGCGCAGCGATAGCGATGAGCCCCACTGCGGCTATGGCGACGTTTACGGCCTCGCGAAGCCACCACGAGTAGCCGACAAGATAGAATTGCAATCCATCCGTGAGCGGCTGTTCAAGCAGGATGAAAATCACGCAGATTGCCATTATCCTGACCGACCACGAGTGACGCAGCACGGTCCAGGCCTCTGGAACGAGTTTCGGCTTCATGGATTGTCCTTGGAAGGGGTAGTTTAGGCTCTAGAACTCACTCTAAAACGAGTTGCTTCACGGCATCGGCGCCGTGGAACTCATGGCCCATCGGCCACTCGATGACCGAGACATCTGCGGTCGGGCATGCAGCGAGCATCGCGGCCTTGGCATCGTAGCCGTTGTGCTTCGGAACCTCGGTATCATTGGTTCCGACGTTGATTATCACCTTCGTTGCGGAGCCGTTGAAGTTCTGCAGGACGGAACGCGGCGAGCGGGCGAGATAGCGGGCATCATCTGGACCAGTCGGGGCGCTGCCGAGAACCGTATTCATATCTGTCTTCAGGTCGTTGTTGCTCGTCTCGGTGTAGAGCTTGGCGAGATCATAGATCGGCACCCAGATAGAGGCGCGATAGACGAGGTTCGGATACCGACCGAGAAGCAGGAGCGCCGCCATACCGCCACCTGAGGGGCCGACGAGATAGACGCGCGTTAGGTTCGTCTTATAGCGGATCTCCTGAATGACCGTGTTGATGCGATCGGTGCTATCCTGGCTGCCGAGCGCACCCGCCGTATTGTTTGCTCCTCCGAAATTCGGGGCAACGATGATCGCGTTCTGGATCGCCATCAAATCGGCGCCGACGCTCGGGATCTCGATCTGCGTATAATCTCCAGCCCACGAATGCAGGTAGAGAACGATCTTGTTTGGCTTGCCGTTCGTCATCCAGATATATGGCTCGCCGGCTGCATTGGCCGTTACCCATGTCGATGACAGCATTGAGAAAGGGTAGGACGCAGCGGCGGCATTATCGCTCGCCTTCTGCGTGGCTGCGAGAATCTGATCCATTGGAGATCTTTCAATATGGGGATTTGTCGACTGGATTGGCTGCGCAAAAGCAGTGGAAACAAGTGCTGTTGCGGAAATGAATGCAAGAATAAGGGATTTCATGTAACAATCTCCATGGACCACAGATTTGTATCTGCGATTGCGGAAATCGTCTATGCGTTACCCGCGAATTCCCTCAAGAGTTACCTGCCCGGATGCGAAATTCGCGGCACCGGGGAAAACCTGCAGCGCATTTCTGCCAGCGTAGGCGATGCCGTAACCGTGATTAAGCTCCCTGCGAAGAACTGAAGAGGAAAAGTATGTCGTATCTGCTTTGAAAAGCATCCTCAAATTCTTGTTGAAGTTTGTTATGTCCACGGTGATGTTGCACGTGTCCGTATCGGAATTTGCACTTTCGAATGACATTGCATTATCGAGAGAATTAGCGATCCCAGAAACTGTTGCCGCTGTCTGGATAAGCGTTCCATAGGCATAATCCGTACCGGCGCTCTTCCATGTAGATCCGTTGTCTACACTCACACGACCAAAGACACGCGCTGCAGACGACGGCGTATATTCCAGTGTCAGGCGCAGATGACGGAAGGAACCGAGATCCGTCCAGGCTACTGACGATTGCCCTGAAAGGGTGATCGGACCGCCGATCGCCACCCACGGGGACGGCCTGATGACGGTGAAGAAGTTCGAGCCGTCGCAGATGATTTCCGCCGAGGATCCATCGGGGATTACCAGGGTGGAAATTCCATTGATAGTCTCTGATGCATTCGGGTCAACCGTCACAGATCCGCCGTCTGCCGCTATTAAAAGCGACCAATTCTGTCCTAGGGTGGCGGCGGCTGTAAGATTTACCGTCATTGCGGCAGTGCAACGGTGAATAGCGCCTGCGTCCGCTAAAGCCGCTGTATAACCCGTCGTTTTGGTAGTGAATGTCGTCATGTTCTGCCTTGCGGCACCTACAGATTGCCCCCCTGTACCACCAGCCACAATAGGCCTGGCTGCGTTTGCATCCGCGACAAGATCATCAATCGTCTGGTTGTATTTGCTTGACTGGATTGTCGTATTCGGCGCAGCCGTCGTTCCTGCTGGCTTCGAATATATGCCTGAACCGTCCCTTGGCATTGGCGTCTCCGCTTGTAAGAATGGGAGATTCAACCTATCTTTGCGCCACGGGCGGCACCGTTAGGATGAATTGTTGATGAAGCAGATCGATCACGATCCGAAAGAATCAGAAGGCCTTCCCGGCAAAGGCGAACGGGAATGGGCAAGACAGAAATTTGGCAATGACGTCGGGCCAAAAGACCTGATTTATTACCTGCTGCCGTTTCTGGCTGTCGCTGTCGCCATGTTCTTGTGGCGCGGTTACTGAAATCTCGGGTAGGCTGTAGACGCCCCGCCGATCAAAGCCCTGACAATCATGTTATTGAGCTGGTTTGACCGCTGCGTGCCCTGTATGGCGCCGTTTAGCGTGGTTCTCGCGATGTTCGGGTCACCTTGCAGAAGCGCACGGGCGATCGCGTCACGGGTTGCCTGGTTTCTGCCCTGGACGGCGTTGATACCCTTCGTCAGCCCATGGAGAGCCGCACCCTTGAGGCCTCCTGTCGCAAAGGCTGATATCATGCTCGGGTCAAAACCCTGGACGTCGGCCATATCGGCTGCATTGTCGGCTGTGCGTGATCCGCCGAGCGCTGCCTGCATGGTCTCGTGCATCCGCTGCTCACGAGCAATCCTGTCCATGAGCTGCTGCCCCTCACCCGGAGCCGCGAAAGCCGGAAACTCTGCCGCTGTCGCATCGCTGATGAGCGGACGCGCCTTATTGGTCATGGGACCGGCAGCTTTCTGGATATCGGCAATATAGGGGTCGACATACCCAGCCCGATAAGATGCTTGCTGGTCAGGTCTCATTGCCTGGAAGGCTGGGATCGTATCTTCGGTGCGGCCACGCATGGCAGCATTTCTGCCTACATCAGCCGCCTCGATTGCTTGGCTTTGCTGCCTGAAGGTATCGCGAGCTGTCGCATAGGGGGCCGACGTTGCTGCGAGGGAATTGTCAAGAGCATCCCGTATCGGGATCAACTGGCGCTGGACCGCTGGCTTTGCACCCTCGATCATTGCGTCCATTTCCTGCTTTGCCCGAAGAGCTGCATTGAAGTCGGTCAGCACGGAATTGCCATCCGTCAAATAGCCACGAGCACGCCGGACTGCGGCCTCGATACTATCGTCTGAAATATTATTCCCAGGATTCATCACTCCTGATGCGCCAGGCTGCAGGAAATTGTCTGCGTTCTGGATCGCAGCACTCGGGTCAACTGTCCCGGCAGCTTGTCGGGCTGCGTCGTAATTAGCGTTGGCCTGTGTGTTTCGGAGCGCCGTCAATGCATCCTGCGTCTGCGTGGCAGTCTGCGGAGTGCCAAAACCTTCGACCAAAGCATTCTGAAGGCGGCGACCTTGCCCTGCCTGGCGCTGCTGCAGCGTTTCAGCGATCGTCTGGCGCATATCGCCGGGAGAGCGAGCGATGCCTGTCAGCATTCGTTGACCGGAATTGCCCATGGCATCCGCGACCGTGTATGGCTGGCCGGCGGCTGCCGCATCCGCGAGAGCGTTGGCAACGTCATCGCCGGACATATCCGCCCGCGTAAGCGCCTGCGTGATTGCTGAATTCGCTCTTGACTGATTGCCGACACCGACAAGACCGCCAAGGGAGCCGAGAACGGAACTTCCTGCGTCGATGACCGGACGAGATAGACCGCCGGCAACCCCGCCAATGATGGAGCCAAGGCCGACGTTCTGGTCATGACCATAGGCCGACAAGCCTCCCTGAACGGCGCCTGATGCAGCATCTGCAGCCATTCTTCCGCCATAGCTAGCCTGAATGGCTTGGGAGAGTGCAGGAGCTACCCTCCCGATGACATTACCGGCCGCACCGCCGGTTACCGCGCCGCCATAGAGAGAGCCACCGATAGAGGCTGCCGTATTTGCAACCGGGTGGTCGGATGCGTATTGCTGGCGCGCATTCTGGTACTGATCCCGAAGCGTGTTGTACTCCTCGGAAAAAGATTTGTCGGTGAAGGGGGCACGCACGGCAGCGTTGAGAGCCGCCGACGCCTTACCAGGCAGACCAAAGAGCATTTCGTCGGTGAATACCGTCGACGCGTCGACATGCTGATTGCCGGTATCGGGCTTGTGCTTGCCCATGATCAGATCAGCAAATGAAAGACCGCCGCCGTTCTGCGATGGGATGAGATCGTCAAAAAGTCCAGCCATTTCAGAGCCCCGTTGGATCTATGCCGTTCTCGCGAAGGCGCTGGATAACCGCATCCCGAGATGCCCCCTTGGAGATCGCATCGCGGGCTTGGGAAAGAGCATCTGTTTTTGCAGCCTGCGGAATTTTGTAAGTCGGTCCGGCGGATCGGCTCATTGCCTTGATAGCAGCGGCACGGTTTGCCCGTTTCTGGGCAATGACCTCTGGTTGGTCTCCAGGAACCGGGAAATACTGCTTATTGGCATTTTGCTCTTCTTCCGGGCTGATAACCGCTCCAGATTCGCGGCGAAGCTGGGCATTTGTGAAATTGCGGCGGGCCTGATCAAAAAGCTGAAAATCAGGATTGGTTTTGCCGATGATGCCATTCCCGATAAAGCCCGGAACCCAACGGCCAGCAAGATACTGATCAATCGTATTGAGGCCTTGGTTTTCATTGTTATCGATGATCCCTCCCGATTCATTCAGGCGGTCGGCAAACCCGGCGGCATCCAACTCATCCTTGCTTGGTGCCTTTGGAGCCGTGAGGGGGATAGGGGCGTTCTGCTGATCTTGGGCTGGCGCCGACTGCTGTACGGATTGAGGTGCCGTCTGAGGATCTGCTTGCTGCGCCTGCGGCGGCTGACCGGCGAATATGTCGATCCCCTGCTGTTGCTGGGGTGCCTGTGGCGCCTGAGGCTGTCCCTGCCCGAAGATGCTCTGAGGAGTGAGGAACAGCATTTCGCCGTTCGGGCCAGTGATTGTCTTGCCGGCGCCCATTTGCTGTGCCTGCTCTTCCGTGAGCTTTCCGGCGTCGATCAAGCCGTTGAGCGCTTGACCTTCAACTGAAGAGCCATCGAACCGGAATTTGCCTCCAGTCGAGCCAGATGGCGTAACATCGATCGGGGGGCTTCCGTCGTCAGGGAATAGGACAGCCTTGCTGCCGACAACCTTGATCTGCCCCGGCGTCTTCTTCGCCCGCTCAAGATCAAGCTGACTCTTCTGAAGCTCAACCTGATAGGCAGGATCCGCCTGCTTCGCCTTTGTCTCCGCATCTTGGCGCTGCTGCCAAATCTGCTGCTGAGCTGCTAGCTCCTGCTCAGGCGTGCGTACATTTGCAAGATCAGTTTGCGCCTTTTTCAGGTTCAACTGATAAGCAGGATCTGCCTGTTTCTGCTGCTCTTCATATGCCTGCCGTGCCATCCATGTCTGCTGATCCTGGGCGGCGCGCTGCTGCTCAAGCTGCTGGTTAACGAGAACCTGCAACGCGGCCTTCTGTCCCTCGTTGAGGAACGGGTTCGAAAGCGCGCGTAGAAGGCGAGGATCGATACCGGCAGGACCAGATGATTGAGGGAAACCATCGCCTCCGGCCATTTGCACCGGGGCAGGAGATGGTTGGGAAATTGGTGCCGCTACCTGATCAGGCCGAGCGGTAGGAACTGGGATATTTGCCGGCTGCGGCGCTGGGCTTGTGGCCTGCATCTGCTGGGCAGCGCCAGGCTGCGGCATGCCGGCTGATGGATCGAGGCTGGCAACCTGATTAGGAGCCTGCGCCCCAGAATTCGCGCTCTGGAACTGCGGCAGGAAGCCATTCGCCAAAGCGAGACGGTGCGCCGCATTGGGGTTCCCTGGCTGGTTATAGCCCTTGAATGCCCACGCATTATTCATGATCTGCTGGGCTTCACCGACGCTCTTTGCGTTGTTCAGGGCGGTGATAAGCTGCGGGTTCTCCTGAAGGAAGAACTGGCCCTGTTGCTGAGGAGTGCCGTTCGACCCGCCGGCGAATTTCTGCAGATTGGCAAGCCGAGGGCCATTCCATGACATGATGCCGCCGGCATTGTTGGCGCCATCGTTCCATGTTCTTCCGGCGTTCTGTGGCGAAAACCCGCTTTCCGCCTGGCCAGTAGCAGCAACAGCGGCAAGGCCGTAAGGATTTGAGAGACCACCAGATTTCACAGTATCCAGGAAAGATGTCTGGATATCATTTGGAGTCCCCGGAGTAATGGAGGAAGGAGCACTCAACGGCGACGGGGATGGTGAGCCAAGCGCTGAATTGTCGCCGGTCTTAAGATAGCCGGTAATGGCGTCGTTGAACGCGCTGTTGGCCGATGTTTCGCCGGATGTCTGCGCTGCATTGACGCGGCTATTAAGAATGCCGGCAACAAGGCCATCGCCAAGCGAATTCAGGCCCTCGCCAACATTCCGGGGGGCGTTGGATGCACCCATGAGCGCACGGATGTAATCACGCTTCTGCTTGAGGCTGTCTGGGGTTTCGCCCGTGTTGCCACCGAAGAGAAAGGAAAAGCCTGTCGCCATTTATTTGCCCCCTGCTGCGAACAGCTTGCCGTAATCGACGCGCTTCAGGCCATCGGAACCGGTGACGACCGCATCGGGGCGCTTCTTTTCCGCCTGCTGCGCCATGACGCCGACGCTCTTTGGTGTTCCTGGCTTCTCGCCCTTGTAGTTGTACTCGTAGAGCTTATGGCCCTTGAGGGAGCCAACCTGCTTGATGTTCTTCTTCGCTCGCTCGTCCGACAGGCTGAGGATCTTGCCGCCGAAGCCGAGCAGGCCACCAAGAAGACCCTGAGACTGCTGTTGCTGCTGCTGGTAGGCCGCAAGCTGGTTCTGGTAGTTCTGGTTCACGAGGCCGGCATAGTCGACGGTCGGAAGGCTTGGCTGGTTCGTGCCGGCGCCGAATGTCGGGGTCTGGACCTGCGCGCCGCCGAGCAACGCCGAAATCTCGTTCAGCGGCTGATTGCGCTGCGCCAGGATCTGCGAGACAGCGTTGTTGTACTGGTCACCATAGAGATTGTCATAGGCGCTCGCCCGCTGGCTCTGGAAATTGTCAAGCGCCTTGGTGTAGGCCGACGAACCCATGGATATGCCCTGGTTGGCAAGCTGGTTCTGCAACGAAGCAAGTTGTGTGTCCTGCTGCTTGTTGAAGTCGTCGGTATAGTGGTCGTTGATATAGTTCTGGACATTGTTCGACGACAGGTCGACTGGCTTGCCGAGGTAGTTCTGCAGAAACGCAGACTGTTGGTTTGCAGTCTTCCCAAGGTTAAGGCTGGCGGCATCGGTCTGGGCCTTAATCGCCTGCTGCTGAGGCGAAAGAGATGTCGTCTGGGTATATTGCGGGATCTGGTAGGTTGCTTTCGACGTTGGGTCTGTGATCGTCGTATAGCCATTGGTGGAATAGGTCACCGAACCGTCAGGCCCGTACTGGTTGACGTTCCCGAGCTGCGCATTTGCAAGCGCCGTGGCGACGTTCGTCCCGGTCTGGGCAGCGGCAGTCTTTTGGGGATCTGGCGCCTTTGGTGCCGAACCTTTACTACCCATTTTTCACCTCGAAAACTTGTTGGAAGCCCACGTCTCGCGGGTCGTGACGAAGATATTCTCTGCCTGCCCGTAGCCGCGAAGGCGCGGAATGCGGTATCGCTCGGCGCCGAAGGATGTCAGCATCCGATGTTGTGCCTTGTCGTCGTCGGAAACGCGCTGAATGACCGCCTGGCAGCCGCAATCGATAAAGGGATAGCCGTACATCGCCTTCAGGACCGACCGAGTCAGCCATCCCTTGATCCAAGATGCTCCGGATATCTCGATGACGTCGGCGTCCGGGTCGTAATTGTGGTAGATCAGACCGGCCGCCAATCGATCACCGCTCATGACGGCGATCGCGGTGCACTTCCCGAAGTCCCTTCCCTTTGTCGGCCAGATGCGATCCGCAACAAGCCTCGATAGGGCTTCTGTCTCGTCACCGGGCTTCGTAAATGCCCACGTGAACATCAAACGAATACCCCGCCGGCCTCATAGATCACGTCATAGGCAATCAGTTCCGTCCTCGGGTAAGGAGTGACGCCGCATGTGACCTGGATCTGTGGGGCGACCGAGAAGCCGGTCTTGCCGATAGATACCCATTTTGTGGTGGTCGTTGGCGTCGAGCCGGAATCCCACTTGCCCACATCCCAGAGCGCTGAGTCCCATTCGTCCGTGGTGAAGTTGGTCACCGAAGGCGGCGCGGATGGCAGGGAAATCGTGTAATCGGTGGATGCCGAGACCTTGGCTATGAACGGGACCGCAGACCGAAAGACGGATCTGGCATTGTGAACCGTCTTTGTTACGCCAGGCAATTGCAGGTGTTCCGGCATGCCGACATAGGTGCAGACATAGGGAGAGCCGTTGTCATTGCCCCCGACTTCCATCTGCATGATCTTGCCATCTGTCGTGCCGAAATATCCGTACCCAGCGTAGTGACCGATGCAGCGAGTATCCCAATTGGTGTACTTCGCCCATGCTCCTGTCTGGAGATTGGCAACGAAACAATAGGGCTGGATCACATTGTCAGGAACCGGGAGAGAAACGACCATCATGTTGAATTCCGGCCACTTCATGATTTCCCATGGCAGCGAGCGCCGGGCGATGACTTCCGTCTTCCATTCCGGTTCTATCTTCACCGTCACGGCGGCGAGCGAGAGCGCGGCGGCGTCCTTGTTGACGGCCTGGGATATCGGAACAATTCCGTCTTCCGTGGCAATCAGAAGGTCTCCACCCGCAGACATTGTTGCATTGGCACCCATCGGTGGTGTGATCTGGTAAACGCCAACCTTCTGCCAGTTCGTCGCGTCTGACGGGTCCGTGCCCTGGTAGATGGCAACTTCGCCTGTCGTCGTGACAAACACGCACTTGTCATCGAGACCATTGCCGGCATCCAGCGACCATTTTCCGCCGAACAGCAAAGAGCCGCCATTCTGGAAAATACCGGCAAGGTTGATTTCCTGGGCTGCCCCGCCAATGCTGTTTACCGGGAGATACCAGGCGCTCAGTGTATTCTTCTGCACGAAGAAAAGCTTGCTGGCATAGGTCCAGACGAATGATAGTGTCGATGTTGTGACGCCTGTTATGGCTGGCGTGGATGCCCCATCGATCGCGGTCCAGGTTGAGCCGTTGTAGAGCTGCGCCTTATCGGTCCCGTTGACTGCATAGAGGTAGTAATTGCCGGCGGCATTCGAGATCTGCGCCGTGGAATAGTAGCCTGATGTCTGCCCGGTCACGTCTGGGGTCGGTATGATATCCGCATCTGCAACGGAGCTAATATTGTAGATACCGGTTGCGGTAGAGGCGAAGAGCTTCTCCACGAGGCCGCTTTTGTAATTCCACATGCGGAGCGCGGGCGTCGTCGCGGTCGGGTCGTAAACGTCGGCCGCGCGGGTAACCGTTGCCGAGGTTGTCGGGATATAGGACGACGGGGCCGTTCCTACCTCAACCTGCGCGCCCCAAACATAAATGCCTGATACGCCATCACCCGAATATGTAGCGCCAGACGAAAATGCGGTCGTAGAAATGGAAATGGTCGGGCTGATGCCGCCTCCATTCAAAGACGTTACTGTCGTTGAAACGCGAAACCAGCCATTGCCTATGTTTGTGATGGATGAACGAGACAGATCGGTTGCGTTGATAGTGCCGGCGGTCAAATCAGCTACCACGACATTAGATGCGACCTGATTGGCGAAGTTACCAAACTGGATTGCGGCGAACGTCCGTTCCTTTTTCTTCAGGTAGACCGAGAAGGTGTAGGTAACGCCGGTCGTAGGCGTGATGCCCATGGATGTTTGATGCGTGCTTGTCGCCGTCGCATCTTCTACAAGGGTGTCTGCTGTCGAGGTATTGTCAGGCGCAGTGGTCGAATTGGCCGTGACCGACGATCTTGTCTTGGTCCAGGCAGCGTTATCAAATTCCTGGGAACGTATCGCGAGGTTGGTGGCGGCGGCCTCTATCAGGAAGGAGCCGTCCTGCTTTCGAATCTCGTTAATCTGGGCCGTAGTAATAATGCCGGAAGCATTGCGATAGGTTGCTGTGCTCGCCCTGCTGAAGGTATAGGCGCCGACTGTCGCGTATTTTGACGAGCCGCCACGAACGCGAATGTTCGTCTCTGTCGGAAACCAGTTTTCCAGCACCTGGGCGCCGGCAGGCTGGGCAAGCGCTAGGTTTTCGTTGGCTATCCAGCCTCGTGTCGGCGCCGGCAACGTCGCGTGCTGCTGCTTCTGCGCCTGAGGGTCGACCTTCGACGTCTGGCGTGGTGTCACGCGTCCAGGGCGGATATTCAAGGCGTGCGGTCCCTGCTGTCGAAATTGGACAGATCGGCAAAGGCAGCCTCGAATTCAGCCAGATAATCGCTGAAATCCTGGCCGATCTTCCGCTTCCAGCGCCACAAGGTTCCCTTCATGACGAGATCGGACGGCACGAGAGGCATATCGCTGTCGCTGGACCAGTCTGCTGACCCGTTCGATGCCCATGCGCTGGACTGGTAGGAAACGGTGATGGCAGCGGCATTCGCAGGGTATGGATAGAAGGAAATCGATGCTCCGTTTGACCGGAAATAGCGCGGGACACCCTGAATAGGCGTGAGGGAGAACCATTCATCCTGACTGATGCCGCCTCGGACATTTCCCGTCGATGACTTGACCGCGTTCCCTGATGTCAGACGCCCAAAGTCTGCCGGAAGGGCGAAATTGTCATTCGAACCAGTTCCGGTGATCGTCGCGGTCTTGCGCAGTGCGCCCCAATCGGCCCGACGTCCGATCTCGTCTGCTGCCTCGCGGGTGAACTGCAGCAGTTCGACATATTCGCGATCTGTGTTCGAGACAGCCGTATCCGGCACATCAAGCCCTACATTCTTGCAAACCGCCTGTACGATCGTCAGAATGCTCATGGCGTGCACATCCCCAATCGTACCGTTGCATTGCCCCAAAGAGCGCGATCGTCATCAATCTTCATGTCAGACATGGACTGGGCAAGAAGAGCGGCCATGGCCTGCGTCTGGTCGGCATCACGGATGAACTTCGCCGCTTCCAGCGAGACGGCATAGAGATAGACGTCGGGATAGGCCGCAAGCAGCCAATTGCTGGTAGAGACGCCTGCTGTGAGCGTCGGCAGCTTGGCGTAATATTCGATGTTCCTGGTGTCGCTGACGCCGTAGATGTAGATGTTGGATGAATCCACGGCATACCGGCTGTATTGTGATCCGGTGCGCTTGATATTGGCTAGGGATGTCTGCTCCATCGGCCTCGACTGCGAGGTGTAGAGCGCCGACATTTCGAGATATCCGGCCGGCAGCGGCGCAACGCCATTGGTGAATGTGACAGTCGTTGCCGTGATCTGCTGCCTCATCCTGAGCTTCTGGTTGAGCCAGGACTCGGCTTGCTGCGTCAGGCGATCGAGAACATCCGTGATGTTGCGGTTGTTGACCGTCTCGGCAACAGCAACCCTGAGATCGAGATAGTCGGCAAATGTCGCCATTTACAGCACCCCGTCCTTTGTCCGCCACGCGCGGTTGTCGCCGTCATTGAGGTATCGGTCCACGAATGCATGATCGCCCTGCTTGTGGGCTTCCATCAGCCCGTGGTCATGGGCGATATTCAGTGGTATGGAGGCGACCCGGTGCCAGTCGCCTGTCCATGTCTTGGAAGCGATATTGCGGACGGACTCGTTCTCGCTGACCAGTGACGTCACGTTCTGGTCGACGCGAAAAACGTCCTTTTGACCGTCGAACATGTGCCAGATCGTCCGGCCCATGGCGAAATCATGATCGAACAGGGTCCAATCGCCGTCCTTGATGATCATGCGTCGCCCGGAAGAGGATCGGCGCGGGCAACCTTGCCGCCCTTGATGAGCTTCTTGGCCATCGACAGGGGCATGTCGACAACCTGTCCGGCCGGCGTGCGGACGTCTTCCTCAAGCCAGGTATCGTTGAGGAGCAGGACGGGCATCGTCTCTTCCTGCGGTGTGCCACCGAGCTTGGCGTCGATTTCCTGTTGAAGGCGTGCATCGTTCCAGCGGCCATCGACCTTGATGCCGAGTTCGGACGCCTGCTTTTCGAGTTCTTCGCGGTCCATGGTTCAATCCTTCTGAAAGAGGAAGGGCGCCCCGAAGAGCGCCCAGTTTGGTTAGACGGCAGCCGAGAAAGGCGTGACTTCCGTACCTGTGGCAGAGCCGACGACCGAGACGGCCCAGACGTTGAGGGAAACGTCACGAAGACGGATGCGGTCACCCTTGACGCCGCCCTTGGTGGTGCCGTTCAGGGTGATGGTGTCGTCACTGGCGCCGGTTTCGAAGCCGATGACGGTATCGCCCGCGTCCTGCATGTTGATCGCCGTGCCGGACATGATGTCGGACGAGTTGGCGACCTGGACGATGAGGTTGTTCGAGGTGATCGTGGTGCCCACGAAAAGCTCGAATTCAACGCCGCCGCCCGTGGAAGCAGGCAGCGTAATCGTGCTGCCGGCTGCGCGGTTGACGGTAACGACGGTGCCGCCATGCGTCTTCGGATCGAGCGTGAGCGTTGCTGCCGTGAGGTTGATTGGCATATAGGATGGCATGGTCGTTGCTCCTTAGCTCGATGCCGTGAGGCCGAAGATGTCTGCGGCAACGCCGAGACCTGCTTCGTTCTTCACCTTGAGGGTGCCTTCACCGATGATCACGCCCTTGTTCGCATCGCCGGTCTTGGCAACGTCCGGATCGTTCTGGATCTTGCGAAGCCAGTCGAATTCAGCGAAGTCAGGATCGATGAAGTGAACATTGCGGGCGAGCGTGGCGGACCCGGCCTGAACACGGTTGGGAACAACCATGATCTTGCCGAACGGGCCTTCGTAGTAGTCGGCAGTCGCCACGATGGTGTTGCGCTGCCCGCCGGACGAGACCGCATAGCGGAATGATGCGACGTTCGTATCCGACATGAAGGTCACGAAGACGGACTTCACGTAGGGCGACATGACGGCAAAGCCGAAGTTCGCACCGTTGGTGTAGCCCTGCTGCATGACGTTATCCAGGATCGCCTTGGTGAAGGCGCGCTGGGTGCCGTTGCCGGGGGCGACGGTCAGGCCCGTACCGCTGCTGAAGCCGCCGTTGGTGCCGCCAGAGCCGCGAGAGACGTTGCTGACGTACCAGGTCGGGAGACCGCCGAGGTTACGAATTGCGCCGGCGACCGATGCCTGCGGGTTGACGAGAGCGAATTCGGTATCCTTGCGGATCTCGACGCCCTTCTTGAGCTTCTGGTACTTGGTCTTCTGGACGTTGCCGGCTTCGTCAACGACGTCCTGCGTTCCGGAGATAATCCAGTCCTTGCGCAGGATCTGGGTATAGTTTCCGAGGCGTGCCGGCGGCGTGATCGCATCGAAGGTGTAATCTTCACCTTCTTCACGGGCATTCGATCCGGGAGCTGCGAGTGTGTCCGTTTCCCATTCCGGGTGGACAGTCTTGCAGGAACCCTTTTCGATGAGGGAGTAGATCGGGGTGTCTTCCGGCGTGATACGGGATACCACGTCGGACAGCTCTTCGCGATTGCCTACCGCATTCGTCGTGCGGAAGGTGTTGGTAATGACTGACATTTTCGAGATCCTTCGAAGATTCGGTTAATCGAAGTCGATCGCCATTGCGTCCTTGATCGACCCGGTTTTTGCCAACTTCTTCATTGCATCCTGGTTTGCCCTGGCCTTCTGCGAGGCCACGCCCTTCGACTTGCCATTGGCAACGGCCGGAGGAGCGTTGTTGACCTTCGATAGGGCTTTGGTGCGTGCCGTCTCAGCCTGCATGCCCAGACGGGCATAGTGCGCAAGCTTGAACATCCGGTGATCCGTGATGTCCCGCATTTCCTCGTCGGAGAACCCGAAATCACGAGCCGTCTGGAAAGCATCGTTGAAAAACCGCTTGCGGCCTTCCTCCTTTGCCGTCTGTGGGAATGCTTCGATCAGCTTGGCATTTTCGGCCGCAAGGGCTTCTCTCTGCTGCTGCTCGCTAAGCGTGTTCTTCACAGTCTTTGGCTCGTTCGCCAGGCTGATGATCTTGTTGACCTGCGCCAGGGCAGAGTCATAGATCGCCTTTTGACGGGTGTATTCCTGCGGGTTCTGGATCGCCAGCGTGTGCGACGGTTCATCTGGCAACATGCTCGCCAGATGGGATGCAAAGGCGTCGACTGTCGAGGTGACGCGGTTGGCCATTTCATCAAGAGACTTGCTTTTGTTCGCAACCTCCTGCGTCTTGCGGCGATAATCGCGATCGCGCATGTACCCGGACTTCAGCTCCTCGAGAGGAACCTGTTCGCCACCTTTCAGGGTAACAACGACGTCCTTGGATTTCTCGGCTACAGCAGGCTCTTCGCCTTCCTGTTCGTCCGGATCTTCCTCGGTATCGTCTGTCGCGGTCTCGTCGGCCTCTTGCCCATCTTCGGAGGGCTCATCCGTCTCACCTTCAATCCCTTGGTCGCTGACTTCCTGGTTGTTCTGTTCGTCTTCGTCAGAATCCACGAAATTCAGGTTGCTCGGGTCGTTGAGGTCGGTTGAGGGCGCTGCACTATCACTTCCGGAAGGCGTGCCGCCCGGATTGGTGGTTGCAAATGTCATGCTTTTTCCTATTCGCTAGGGTTTAACGCCTCAGGCTGGGGCGCTTTTCCGCTTCGCATTGGCTTCGTCTATGATGACGTTGAGCTTGGAGCGGAAATTCCGGATGGCGCGGGCTTCTGCTGCGAAGGCGGCGCGCTTATCGTGGTCTGTCGGGTCGGCATAGACACAGGCGTCGATCGCCTGGTTCTCCATCTCGGCCCAGAATTCCTGAAACAGCGGGTTGTCGACAAGGCTGCGGGCCTGAGCAATCTTTTCCTTTTCGCTCATCATCCCGGTTGCCCCCCAACCTCAACTGGAGAACTGGTCGGCGGCGATACCTGCTGCCTCAACTCGATCTCGGCGGCATTCTGCTGGCGCTTCAGTTCCAGTTCGGCTATGAGCTGATTGCGCTTCAATTCCAGCTCCCGGTTCAATTGCTCCTGCTTCAGGGCAAATTCGCGGTTCATGCGCTCCATTTCCAGCGAATAATCCTGCTGCTGCTGCTGGCTCTGGATCTGGAGATCGAATTGCGCCTTCTGTTGCTGGTTCTGAGCGTCGAGCTGTGCCTTTTGAGCGCTAGCCTGCGCATCTGCCTGGACCTTGAGCGCCGCAGGATCTGGCTTGTTTGCCGCCGCCTGCATCTTCTGCGCGATCTCTTGCGGGTCAGGCTTCGTGAAATACTGATCTGTCGCCTTGGCGCCGGCCGATTCAGCGAATTTCGTCACGGCGTTGTAGAGATTGTCGGGCTTTACGAACGGATTGTCTGGGCCGAGATTGAGCAGCAAGTCCTTCTGCAGGCCGATGATCTGCGTCATCATCATCATGTCGCGCTCTCGCGTACCAGCACCAAGGCCGGTGTTTACCGTCGCGTTCATGCCTGCATTCCACTGGCGCGGGTCGAAGGTCACCCATTGGCCACGCAGATACACAGTTCGAGGCACGTCCTGGTGCTTGATGATCGTCTTCAGCAGGCCTTCGAAGACGCGCTTCAGACCGCGTGCGATCGTCTTGACCATCAATTCCGTCTGGCCGATGCCGCCCTGCTCGATCAGAGCCGTGGCCTTGGCCGTCATGTTCTGCAGCGCATCCGGCGCCATGCCGCTCGATGCATCGGAAATGCCGGTCCTGTCCGTCGACTCCTTGTCGAGATATTCAAGCATGCCGAAGGACTGCTCGGCAACGAACGGGATCGGATTATATGCGACAGCAGCGCGGGCATCAGTCCCCTGCTTGACGCGGATCGGTTTGCCGAATGACGGGTTCAGGACCGCATCAGGGTTGACAATGACGCCTTCCTGCACGGTCGGCTGCGGCATGTTCTGCCAATAGAGGTTGTCGAGCGTCTGGCGAAGCAGAACCGTCTTGATCTTCTGTATTTCCATTTCATCGTCGGAAATGGAGTCGCCCTCGCGCTGATGCGGCCGGCGGGCGCAGATGATATCCGCGAACGGAACTTCGTCGCACTCTTCGTTCTCAAGCAGGTTCTGGACACCAAGGCCGCCGGCGAAGACCAGGCGGCGCAACTCGGCAATTCCATCGTCATCGGCGTCGACGCGAACGTAAAGCTCGTAATACTCGACTTCCTGAAGCTGGCGCTGCACCATGTCGTCATGGCGGTAGACTTCGCGGCGCCTCGTGTCTTCCTCGCTGTCCTGTTCGATGTCACCGGCAGCCATAGACAGGGTTTCGATCTTATCGCGATCGTAGCCCATGGCGACCAGCTCTGAACGACGCAGGCGCTTGTTGATGCCTGTGATTGGGCTTTCCGCGATGTCGAGAGCATCAGGGTGGACAAGCAGCTCTTCAGGCGGGACGGCGGCAAGGAGCGTCTTGCCCTGCACCTTCTTGCGCCGGATCTTCACGTTGTAGGTCGTGATCTCCTGCGCGCCCTGCTCGGTGACAATTTGCTCCTGCTGGGTGCTCTGCTCTATGACTTCGACATCGTCATCGGCCACGAGCTGGACAAGCTCTTCTTCCGGCAATCCGGTATGGCTGGAGACGCTGGTCGTGATGCGCTTGTCAAACCACCAGCGTATAATGCCGTTGCGCAGCTTCAATGCGTCATCAATCGCGTCTTCCACCGCTTCCGGGCCATTGCTTTCCGGGAAGACGATGGAATTGACGTAATCGGTTGCCTGCGCCGCTTGTTCGACGCGAAGATTGTCCTGTTCGTCGCTGCCGTCGCTCACCGGGCAATACTCGACAACCTTGTCATTGCCAAGAATGATGCGCATGACCGAAGGCTTGACCTTCTTGATGATGGCCTTGACATCACGGGAGACGACCTGAGACCGGCCCTGCTCCGCCACGACGTCTTTCATTTCGCCGTCGTAATATTCCATCATCTTGTCGCGATCCTGCGACAGCTCATTACGATAGCTCTGGCAGTCCTTGACGAGCAGGCTTACGATGTTGGCAAGTTCGGCGTCTTTCATAGCTACCATTCAGACGACTTTCTTGCTTTTGAAGTTCCAGTTCGCATCACCAAGATTGGCAGCAGCAAACCGCTTCATCATCAACGCGTATCGAGATGCGGAAATCACGTCGTCGCGCTCCTTGACGACTTTGCCGTCCTTGCGATGGTAGAGACGGAATTCCTCAAACCATTCCGTGCAGGTGCTGAACACCTTCCAGCGGCCGCTAACCATGCGATCGAGCATGTCCATGAGGCCAGCCTCAACGCTGTTGCTGCCATCCTCGAATGTCGCCCGTTCTGAAAGAAATGGCAGCCCCTGCGCCTTGTACTGCGATGCCAGGTTCTCGCCGGCTGCCGTGTCGTTGTTGCCATCATGAGGCCATGCCCATGGCAACCATGTCCCCCATGGCTTCAGAGCTGCAGCATGCAGGATGACAGGCGCCTCGCGTCTGCGATAAACCTTCGTCACGTAAATGATATCGCTGTCCCTGTCCCATGCGAGACCGGCGGCGGCTGTCGGGTGGTCCCATCCGAAGTCGATACCAGCGATCTGGACCCAATGCTTCGGAATGGTGAACGGGATGACCGTTATGTCTTCCTCTGGAACTGGGAAGATCCGTCCAGAACCTAGAGAAGGGATGCCCTTTGTTCTCGCTTCACGCTCATGCGCCGGATAGCTGTCGATGATCTTCTTGCGCTGCTCTGCGGTATAATGCTCGGCGTCATCGATCGTCATGGTTATGACGTCTCTGTCCGGTGATTTCTCCAGCAGATACCGCGCGACGACCGTCGACATGCCCTTGAGTGGCGTAAACGTGACCGAAATTAACCCGCCCGTCGCGTTCGTTCTGGTTATGCCTTCGAAATAGACGTCTTCCGGCGGCTCTTCGTCAAACCAGACGTAATCGACCGTGTTCGCCTGCCATTTGCCACGACCCTGCTCATAGGCTTTGAACAGGAGTGTCGAAGACCCACCAGACACGTGCCTAACTGTGATCGAGTCCAGGGCGCCAGAGACACCGGACCGGCGCGTCGTGGCGATGAAGTCGGCCTTGGGGATGTAACCGGTTCCCCATTCCTCCTCGTTCATTGGAGGGCCAATCAACAGGCGCTGAACACCATCCCTGGTCAGTTCGTACGATTCAGAGCCGGCCAGCATAACGACTGGCTTGTCAAAGCGCTTGCCTTGCCACCAATCAGGATAGCGGCCCGTGAGATGCATCGCGGCTTCGGCAGCACCCGCCAAAGTCTTGCCGAGCTGGTTGCCTGCCATGAATAGGCGCTCACGAAAGAGCAGCCCAGAGGCGTGAAATTCCTTCTGCTTCGAATAAGGCTTGTAATTCGAAAGGACGTTAGTGCGTCTGCGTCTGTCGAGTTCCGCCATCAACTGCGCCTGCTCCTTGAGCATCAAGGAAAGGTCGGATTGCGGAGTCGAGAGAGCGGATGCGCTGGATAAGCTGGTCATCCGTCAAATCGTCCATCTGGTTGATGTTGACGTTGAGATCCTTCGGAAGGATCGATGCAACGACCTTGAGGTATTGATCAGGCTTTTCGGAGCGAACCTTGGCGAGTGTCTCGACGCCGTGTTCTTGCCAATCTGCATACAAATCTGAGATGAATTGCTCACCGAGTTTGTTGCGGGCACCCTTCGGACGGCCACCGCCGATATTGCCCGATTTGAATCGGCCCTTCTCGTCCTTCTCAAATCCAGCCACATCAAGCGGATTGAATTCGTCTGCCATTGCTACCGCACTCCAACAAGCCCGGTCGCTGTCGTACCAGTCGACCAGATGCGTTGTGCACGAATTGGAATAACGCCTGCCGGCAGAGCGAACGTGTCCGTGTTGCCATCAGGATCTGTCAGTTTGACGTTGCCTGCCACGCCAACGACGAGAGCGCGGGTGTTGAACGGAAGATCGGCGCTGTCACTGGCTGTGAAGTTGAACAGGAAGCCGGAGTCTGCTGGCCCATACTTACCTGCAAGACGATCTGCTGGCATTAGCAAGCTCCCTTCTTGCCACCCTTGGGCATTGGCTTTGGAGTAGGCTTGGACGGCTTTGCTGCTGGTTTCTTTGCCATTGTCAGTGTCCTTTCATGGCTATGAACCACCATGGAAATGAAATGAGGAATGCTGCCAGGATGATGGAAGCGGTTATGATGGCTCTACGGAGCATCGAACTTTATGAGTTGCATGACTTGCCCATTGACCATAAGGCAGGCCATATTTGCGGGCAGGAGATCACTATGGCGGATTGGCACGCCGCAGATCGACGCGGCGCCGTCTGCAGGCTCGCGCCTGTTGAAGCCGATCTGGCGATCTATAGCCGCAGCAAAACGCTCAACATCGCCGGCGGCTATATCCACATCCATCGGATAAGGGACAGCCTTGATCTTGGCTATCTCCCTTTCCCAATCCCTATACTTCATCTCTTTCGAGACCACCCGGCTATAGCCTGTGACGTTCATCACTCTCTCCGTTCTAGCAGGTCGCGATTAGAGCATATGGGCAAGCAGCGTTGCCACAGGCCTGACCGAGCTTGCAGGAGCATTTGCGCGGGCTCATGCCGTAAAGCTGAGGATTTTCCCAAGGCTGCGGCACAACGGGGAGCGGGGAGAATATCTCTTTGTACGAAATCGGCCCAATAGGCTGTGCAACCAGCTTTTTCTTCGAAGACACCTTACCGATCCGGCAATGGCGCACGACGGCGTTCAGCCTGTTCTCAAGCTGGCGAGAGCGGTAATCCTCGTCAACGACGACTGTCTGGTCCATCACTCTCTCTCGAATTTGGTTCGAAGAACTTAATCCATTGCTCCGGCGTGAGATGGTCAACGACCACACATATGATGATCTCGCCGTCTACCATCTTTTCAATGGTAGGGAGATTATTGGGCGATTGAGGCTTGCGTCGGAACGGGATTACGTCGCAGACCATCATCACTCTCTCCTGAATCAGAAAGCCCGACCACCGAGTTACCGTGGCTGGGCTTTGGAATGAACTGGACGGGCTTCAGTTATGGCTTATCCGGCAATTGGAAGCTCCGGCACCGCATTCCCTTTGTGGCGGGCGGAATGTCTTGCCCCGGCTTTCGCCGCCGTCCTATCCTCTTGCGAGGAATGGGTATCGAGAGAGCTTATCGGACACCGCCGCGTTGCCGAGTTGAACGGCGACGCCACCACTAAACCCGTGAACGGCTTGCGCTCCGCTGCGCTAACCCTCTCGATCTCGTATGCCTTTCGGCAATTGTCATTCCCTTGTTCGGGCCTCAGTATCCGAACCTTTAATGCGCCGCCGTAGCAGAAGGGAAACTCTGATTGAACTCCCTACCGATCGGCTCCATCCCCGTGAGTGCTTGCATGGGCAGGTATGCTAGCTGGGAATCCCGTCCCTTCGGTAGGGAACGATAAGCAAATCATCATGAGGGAATGACTAAGCCGGGACGAACTCCGAGCTTGTAATATCCCAACTCTTAACTGATTTGCCTTCTGTTCGCAATATCTTGTCGGCATGAAGGGCATTCAAGCCACGCTTTAGCCACAACAATTGCTGCGCCGGCATCTCCCTGAGGTGTTCGTAATCCATAACGCAGAGGTTATAGATCGTGCGCTTGACCTGTGGCCCGTCTTCCAAGCGCAGCAACAGACCTTCCGCTTCCATCATGCGATTGCTGGCTGTCCTGGCACGCGTGGCTATGCTTTCGCTGATATCGCCCTCATGTCCCTTTACCGAGAACAAGGATTGCGCCCTCGCGCTCGGGAATGGAACGCCGACTGCTCGATAATAGCGGCACATGATCTCGGCGTATTCATTCCCGGCCTCAAGCTGGTGCTTTGCAATCTTGCCGTCTAGGAACATCCGGCCGATCGTGGACCCTGCCAGAGGGTCGCTGCTTTCGATGCCGTGAACGCGCTTACGAGCTTCTATTGCCACGCTCATGACTTCCTTCTGTGTTTCAGATCGCTTGATGTCGCCGCTCGGATACCGTTCAACATTTTCCTTGCGAGGACGGCCAGCCCTGGCTGAACGCTTGAGCTTGAGTTTTGCCGCCTTCGAAACCATTTATTTCCCCTCTCGCTCTGCCCTGATTTTTTTAACCGCATGCAGGACGCTCGTATGGTCTCGGCCGCCGAAAATCCTTCCAATCAAAGGAAAGCTAAGATCGTTTCGCTCCCGATACAGTGCGTACATGCACTCATGCCGCGCCTTCACGACGTACCGGTTTCTGTGGATGCCGGTTATATCGGACCATGTGACGCCAGGATAATTCTTCAGCGTCTCGAAAACGATTTCGCGGACAGGTCTCTTGACTTCTGAGATCGATTCAATCTCTGCCTCTGCTTCCATTACCTTATTGGCCGCTACAGATCCGATAGCCTTTACCTTTTCCCAGGCCTTCACGTGGCTATCGAAATAGGTACTCACCCACATCCACATAGGCTGCTCAGCTGTCCAAGCCTTCTTTGCCGGCTTTTCAGCTGGAGGCGGCACGACAATTTCCACTTCTTCCTTCACCTGACGCTTAGGAGAAAAAAGCCTCTGGCGCCGCAACAGGTGCGTGATATGTATCTGCCGTTCCAACTCCGATACGCGTACAATCTCGTTCATTATTCCGCTGCGCTCCTCTGTTCTTGTTGTTGTGGTGCCCATACCTGTCCTCCTGAACCAAAGCCAGATTGATCCAGTCGGGTATTCCTTCCGGCGAGATTTAAGGATCATCTCGTCTATGGAGATGCCTTTGGCTATGAGCCGGAAGCCCTTGGCATGAAGCTTGTCGCCTTCTATCTCGTGGGTGGTGTGCCAGTTTTTCATGGAGAAAATTCCATGAATGCGGCAATCACTTCCGCCGCGACTTGCGGGACGATGGCATTTCCGTAGGCGCGCAACTTTCCCACTCTGGCGGGAACCCCATGAGCCAGCAGACGAATGCCGGGTTCAACGCGCCGGGCTTTTCCATCGGCTCCAACTGCGAAGACGGCACCAGCCCAAGCGGCTCTGCGTCCGACAGGTTCGACATTCCGTGGCCATTCGCTTTGTGCTTCGCGATGTATTCTGGAGAATGGGCAGGGAAGTGATCCCGGGCATTCGGTGTTGGCCACAAACCAGAGTCGATCTCTTCGGTGGGGCGCATCGACGGCACAAGCCGGGACAACGGCCGCCCCGCAGGCGTAACCGATGCCTTCCAGGTCAATATGCACTCCGTCGAGCCAATCCTTTCCAACCGCTGCCGCAACCTGTTCTCCCATGATGACATTGGGCCTTGAGGCACCGATGAGATCGAAGAAGACGGGCCAGAGATGGCGGACGTCCGCTTGGCCTGCGCCCTTGCCGGCAACACTGAATGGCTGGCAGGGGCAAGAGCCGGTCCAAAGCTCTCGATCGTCAGGCCAGCCAGCAAGTCTAGCTGCATAGGACCATCCACCGATACCGGCGAAGAAATGGCATTGGGTATAGCCCTTGAGGTCATCGGCTTTCACATCCTCGATTGAGCGTTCGTCCACGTCGCCGGGAGCAATGTGGCCGGCCTCGATCAGGTTGCGCAGCCATTGCGCGGCGTATGGGTCGATCTCGTTATAGTAGGCCGTCACGCCTTCACCGCCTGGCTAAGCAGTGCCTTGACCTGCTCCATACGGCGGGTGTCACCTTCGTTTCTGGCCCAGCTGTATTCGTTCTGGAGCTGTAGACGGCGGTTGCGGTCTTCTGCTGTTTCCGATGGCATGGGGTTGTGAGGATCGGTGAAGTTCTTGCCCTTCATGATCCATTCGGCCTTGAAGCCCTGCCAACCTCGGTTAAGATGCTCCTCAGCCGCGTTGACAGCGTTGCCGGTGGCTTCGTACTCCCGAAGGAGAGCTTTCGCGCCACGGGCGGTTAGTGGGCATTTCTTGCCCCGTCGATGGGCTACGATGTCCTTGGCAAGCTCTTCTCCCAGTGCTGGAGAAAGAATTTCAATGATTTCTTTCATCAGAACATTTCCCCTTGTCTTGCATCGTTGCGATCGAGCATACGAAGGACAGTTTCGCCAACATGGCGCTTATCCCAGACGAACCACCCGTTCAGCATCGGCGGGGCTCCCTGCCCCGTGAAATCGATCTTCCAGCGCATGAGGTATACGCGGGCTGGCGGGTGCTTCGCCCAGAATGGACCAAGGCCACCGGCGCCCGGGAATCCCCAATTCATGAGGAGAGCCATGTACTCGATGCCAAGGGTGTCAAGCGCATGGTAAAGCCAGCGAGCTTTGCCGTTGCCCCAACCACATTCGGCGAATGGAGGATTCTCAACGATGGCATTGGCTGGAGCCGCCTGGAAATCGTAGAAGTTCTTGATCTCAGCCCCGCAGCCCCGGTCGATCAAATCGCTGTCGACGGTTTCGAAGCCATGGACTCGAAGCTCTCGACCGATCACGCCGGTTCCGCAGGCTGGCCCCCAGATGGTCGGGAAGGCTCGCAGCGCTTCCATCTCGGCACGGACAAACGATCGGATCGGGTCTATCGGCGTCGGATAGAATTCGTTCGGCTCGCGCTCAAGTGCGTCTGCCTTGACGAGATTGCCTACGAGGTCACGGATGACGACAGGCTTTGATTTCTTGCCGGTGGCGCGGAATAGGCCACGTGCTGATACAGGAGCGTTCATGCAGCCCACTCCAGTTCAATTTTTACCATTCCGGATTTCTCGATCGGACCACGAGGCGCGATCGATATTTCCCAATTCGCATCATCAACGCCGATGGCCGAGGCAATGCCGTCGAAGGCCGCTTTGCAGGACGCAAACGCGTTATCGATGTCACGCGGCCGGCGGTCGGGAGGGAAGAACGAGACGCGCACGTTAAGGCGCTGTGTGTCGATACGGCCTATGCCAGATTCGAGCGTGGTATAGTAGGCATCACGCTTGGCCTGTTTCTTCGCACGAGCGAGAGATGACCAATGCACCCTGGCATTCGGGCTTAGGCGACGATCGGGCCATGGAAGGAAGATTGTCGCGTTCATGCCTTGGCCCTCGCGCGCATCTCCCTCTGCCATTCCAGCTGGTACGCTCTATGCTTGTCACGGGCGCGTCGATCGCTAGCCTCTTTCATCCGGCAATAGTCATCATGCGCCGTATCTCCTTTTTCATCAGACCGAAGACGATGTATTTGCCGTTCAACCTCGGCCTCTGATGTACCGAGGGCTTTCGCTACTTGTTGATAGGTTTTCCCGCCGTCAGATCTGAAAAGCTCTAATGCGTTTTTCATCGCCGCCCTCGTGAAAGATATCCCCGGCCCTGTGGGTGGACCGGGGGTGTGTCATCAATAATCCCGCCTCGATGCTATCCAAACGCACATGACGACTGCGATAGATATGCTCGAAACACATGCAACGATCGCCTCAGGCCATCCCATCATCATTCTCCCGTAGCTCCGGAGCGATAAAAAATGCCAGCGAACGCGCGTAGCGCAGTAACGAACGCGCTATCGAAATCCGGATCCTGGCCGTGAAGGAGAGCCTCGGCCCTCGCGATGAGTTCGTCATTGGTCCGCACCTCCCGGCGTGCATATTCGAGCCCAGACAGAGCCTCGATCTGGATGAGCTGTTCTGCGTTGATTGAAATCCGGGGGTCGGCGTACCAGACGTCCTTGACCCGCGAATAAGTCCACCCTGTCTTGCGGGTGGCATGCTGGATGCGCGCCTTGACGCTGCCTAATGACGGCGGCGCGATCCTTTCTCGTAACGCTGATTGGCAAAACTCTACACTCGACATTTCGGATTTCTCCACATGGGTTTTCCGCATTATTCCGACATCCTTCGTGCGATTAGTCTTCCTGCCAAGGAGACTGCACATGCACACGAAGTTGAACTTGATTGAGGGTGACGACCGGACGGCCAGGTCCACTGCGCCGTCACCCTCTGCCGCATCCCCTTGGGGATTTGAATTCCAATTCAGAGGCGATCCGCCGCCCTTTGCCTCTGAGTGCGACGGTTCCGAGGATGGGTTTGTTTCCCTCGGAACCGTCGCTGTTCTTGTCGTCGCGGGTATCGCGCCAGACGTTTTGAAAAGGGCCTCGATCAGACTGGGGAGGAGGACAGGCTGACCGAGGCACCGAAGGGTCAGGGGGAGGATGACACTTCGGGTTCAGGTGATTGGCTTAGCTCATCAGATGGATTTGAGAGCATAAACTTCGCCTCGGAATAAGCGGGCTCGAAAGGCCCTATTTCCGTGTCGAGTTTTTTGTTCAGAAGCTCTTCAAAGCGTAGAAATGCGCCTCCGCTCATGTAGACTTCTTCGCGAACAGTATAGGTTCTGCCAGCGACCGGCTTATTCTCGTCTCCGAACATCTGCGGGCCGGAAAAGCTATCGTCTATGCATATAGCCTTCTGGCCTATGCGAGATGATTTGAATTTCATGCTGAACTGCGGGTAGCTCATCACGCGGCCTTCCTGTTCTTTGCCTTGGCTGTGAAAGGAATGACGTTGTCCCGCTTCGTTTCCAGGAACTGGATTATGACCGAGGTGAAGCCCAAGGCTACGAAGAGGAAATAAACGAGGTAGAGGAGTGACGATGCCAAGATCCCTGTCATGACAAAACCTCTTCGATTATCTCTTTGTCCCATCCCTCGATTGAGGTTTCGATGCCCATGTCCTTCGGAGGGCCGTAACCCTCGATAAAATCGTCTCGAAGAAGCCCGCGTGCTTCAAGCTGAGCAAGGTGCTCGACATGAGCATCAAGATCGTGGAAGTTGTAAAACCCGTCACGAAACTCTTGCATGAACGCATCGTCAAATTTCGCTTCGTCGACCGTGACTTTCACGTCGATCGTCACAGCAACAATGAATGTTCTGCTCATGACTGCCTCACTGGACGTTGAACCTGGGTTCTCTCGGATATGCCTTCTACTGCCCTTTGTGCTGGGCAATCTGAGGCTGGGAAGACCTCTTCGAACTGGCTTAGGAAAGCATCCATCCAGTGGATTTCCTGCATATCGGCTTGGACCCGCCGGCGAAGCGCTTCTATTTCGGTATGGGTGTTGAGGGAGGTGCGGGTGGTGATCATGCCAGTATCGCCTTCCCGCCCTCAGTCTGTTTGACGGAGGATGTCATGCGTCGACGTACGAGGACCATTTCGTGATCAGGATGCCCGAGACGATACGGATTGTTCGGCTGCACAGTGATATTGTGCGTTACTGTCGCTATGTAGACGTTGCCTATTTCGTAGGCGCCGGCATCACCAATGCGACACATAACGTAGGAATCTTTCGTCCTGCCACGGCTGTCCCACTTTCCAGAGGAAAGCCAAATATTCCACCAGTCCCAAAGGGAGAGATTCCAATCGATCCCACGCCTGATAGCGTTTCTACGCTGCGAATGCCAAGCTCTCGTCGGAGTCGTATATTTAGATGCGCCCTCGGCCTTCATCACTTTACCGAGATCAACTATTTCCCGGTATTGGCTATAGTTACAGCCGTATTTGGCGATAGATTTTTCGTCTTTTGTGCGGCGTTTTGCTTTTTGGCTGTATTCAGCCCTTATACGCTGTCCGCCGTCTTCCGACCTGAGGCCATGATATTTGCTTATTACCTGACGAACACGCTCGCGAGATATGGAATAAATCTCGCCTATTTCCTTCAGCGTCTTACCGGTCTTGTACAGAGACGCCATCACTTCGGCACGGTCGAAATCGACGCCCTGACCCTCCAGGCCATGCCTGAAGTTAATTTTGTGCTTTTTGGCATGTGCGTAAGCGCCAGTATAGGAAAGGCCAATCGATTTAGCCGCTTCCTTAAGCGTCATGCCGTCCTCATGGCATTTCAAAAGCTGCTCTTTGCGCTTCTGCGTAAGGTTTTTTTTGTTCTTTTCGATACGCGCTATATTGATTTCGAACTTGTCTACGTACTTGCGTACTGTCTGTTTCGTCATCCCGCTTCTATCGGCTATCTGGCTTACCGTCAGACCTGCAGCCGCGAGCTCGGAAATCTTGATGCCGCGCTCGATCCAAAAATCCTGTCTCATATGGCGCTCTCCCTAGCCATGCGCTTTTCAAGCGCTGCTTCCGCGCTGACGATCGCCATACGCTCAAGGGTGAGATCCTGCCGCCCTGCCGACTTTGCGGCGTCGACCAACACCGGCCAGTATTCGACTGGTATGCTGCCGCGTCGCTTCATCTCTGAGACCGTCGAAGGGCCAACACCGAGAGCGTCAGCCATCCGTACATTAGTGGGGAAGATGTTGAAGACATCGGAGATGTTGGAGATCGTGTTGTTCATGCCAGAGACTATGGCACGACAACACGCTGCGTGTCAACATGATGCATGTTGGAAAATTGTATATGATTGAATTCATGAGCGAAAAACACGAACGCCTTCGACAGGCGCGCATTGACGCGGGCTATGGAAGCGCACAATCGGCTGCAGATGCCCTTGGCATTACGGCCTCGACCTACCGTGCGCACGAAAATGGTCAAAATGATTTTGGGCTAGAAGAAGCTCAGATATACGGTCGGAAATTCTCGGTCGACCCGATTTGGATAATGACCAACGCTGTTAGCCAGTCAAAAGCTACAGTTGCGGAAGGTTCAATTCCGTCTAATATAGTCTCCTTGCGGGAAGTCCCAAATGCTGAAATCGGGGAAAAAGTTAAGGCCGCAGGGCCGAAAATCCCGGTTTTTGGACAAGCCGTAGGCGGGGTTGACGGGGAATTCATAATGAACGGGAGTATTTTGTACGAGGTCATGGCGCCTCCGACCATATCGGACATTAGCGGCGCATACGCAGTAAGCATTGCCGGCGATTCTATGACGCCTCGATATGACGACGGAGAAATCGCCTTTATTGATCCGAGCCGGCGAGTGAGAAAGGGTGACTATGTCGTTGCCCAGATTCGCTACGAGGAAGAAGGCCCGATCCTGGCTTTCGTCAAGAAGTTCGTCCGCCACAACGCCGACGAACTCGTTCTCGAACAGTTCAACCCGCCGAAACAGCTCACGTTTCCACATCACAACGTTGTATCAGTCCATTATATCGCTATGGCTGGTAATGCTTGAGGTGTTTTGCTCTTTGGTGAGACTGTGGAGTGAGCAGCAACCAAGAACCCAGTGGGCAATTGGCTGCGAGGGGTAGCTTGCTCTTCGGAGCCGACTGCCTCGTATCGCAGAACCTGGCAGACATGAGCGCCTCCAGATATTGACGACTTTTTCGGATCCTCATCCGACGATCGGGGCACGTCACCGGCTTTCGCCGCCAATAACCCCTGGGCCTGATCGCATCCCGTTCCTTGCCCAAACATCAACCAACGACCGAACCGGTTCGCGTCATTCCGTTGGCTCTGATGGTATCTTGGCAAACCGTTTCGGATGCGGTATAAACTGCATCACTGGTTTGTCGGCCAAGACATCTGCACCAGTCATAGCCCCGGCTCTCGCAAAAGAGCGCGGGGCATTTCTTTTTCTTACATCTCGATTCGACATTTAGCAACACGCAACAACGCTAATCGTGTTGGCATGTCTGTTTTCAACATTTTATGTGTTGACATGGTTCGTGTTGCTGCTATTCTCTTCCTCACAAGCAGCGGAAACGAAGACGGTTCGCCTGATCTTTCCAAAGCTTGTTGTGAAGCAAGTTGCTCAAGCAGTCGAAGCCCAATCGGGAGAACGGCCATGTGAACCGCAGCTGAGTGCCAGCAGGACGATAAGGGCTTCGGGAACTGCCCTACCGAAGCATCAGGTTCAAGGGCTCAAAAACAGACTTTTTGAAAACTCTGAGACTGCCTTCCTGAGCAAGAAGTCAAAAGGCTCACACCACCGGGAACGAAGCATCCAAGGATGATCTTCCCGAACAACTGAAGGGGATGAAGAAAATGAACGTTTTTAAGGAAAACATGGTTGATCAGGCAAAGGCTGAAACCAGCTGCGGCAATCCGTTGCGTGATCCGAGCGCCATTGAGCGTCGTCTGACGCATTTCGCTCAGATGACCGGAGGGAACGGCTTCCGCATCCCAGCCAAATCCAGCAACGGAAAGCGCGCTGAAAAGCAGGCAAAGGCTCATGAGCGCGCGATGAGGCAGTTCCGCAAGGAGCGCGAGATTGGCACGAACCCCCGCTTCCACCATGGCAGCTATGTCAACCCGACAGCCGTTTATGAGCGCTGGGACAAGGCATCAAAAGCTTGGGACGCGGCAAACGCCTAACCCCTTCCCGAACAACGCAAACCGAGGATGAGGGAAATGCCACGCAATCTTGTCATCGACAGCAACCACACCCTGATAGCCCGCGACAACCTCAGGGGAAAAGAATACCTGCGAGATAGCACGTTCTTCGGACGCGAACTCACCATGGAGGACGTTATCGATGAGGTTGGTGATGACGCTTCTGTCATTTATCGCCTCGACGTCTCAAGCATGTCTGCCGAAGACATCACTGAACAGGTAGCGCTTGCCTGGATTCAGGAGAAGGACGATCAGGAATTCGGCCTTGACGATGAGCGCACATTCCCTCTTTACGTTCGCGATAGTGACGCATGGAAGCGCTGGAACAACCTTCCCGTCACTCGCCCTCATATCCCCCACAATTCAAAGGCTCGCCTTGAGTACAGAGATCTTGGAGAGCGGGCATGAAAACGAGCGTGACCTTCGAAGTCGACCAGAACGAACTGTTCGACATGCTCAAGACGATGAAGGGCGACTTTTCGTTGCTCGGCGTCCGACTGGTCGAGCAACTCCTTCAAAACGAAACGAGCTTCTTCGATGCACTCGGCATGGCCGTTTATGGCGTGACCGTTGCGTCCAGACAAGCTGTCGAGCCTGAAGGCGGTGACGCATGATCCCCTGCTCCATGCGCGGCGTCGAATGTGACTGCCCTCCATCCCTTTGCAAGGCGGCTCCGGCCTCTGCCCCTGTCTTCCTTCCGAAGCTTCGGGATTTCATAGCGCTCTTCGCCTTCGCAACCTTCATGTCCCTCATAGCCTTTGCATCGCTCTGGACTGAAAACCAGAGGCTCATGGCTCAGGACCAGATTGACCAGGAGATCTCATGGCAACGCTGAGCAAACTTAAATATATCGTGATTGGAGATGAGGTTCAAGTCTTTGGTGATTGGTATCCTGTCATTGGATACTCTCTGCTGATAGAGAGAGGGAATACAACCGGATCAGTATTCTCAAGTAAAAAATACGGCAACTGCGAGCCGTGCTTGGGATATCGTATTAATTACTCTGACATAACTGCAGTTCGTCCCTCAAACCAGGGGGAAGAGTGATGGTTATTTCAGATCGCCTTTCCTTCCAAAGCCATCTGGATACCGCCGCCTCGAAGCGCAGGAACGCAAACATGTTCCTCCGCATGGGAGATCGATGGTCCCACCGCCAGTACATGCATCAAGCCTTGTTCTACCTGAAACTCGCACGCCAGTGGAGGCGGAAATGAGCTATAATTTCCAGAGCGCTGCAGTCGTTCGCTCTCAGATCCTCTCGCTGATCGCCGTCTATCCTGAGATTGAGGAAGACGCAACATTGCTGGCCGATATGGTCGAAGGCGAGACCGATCTTCACTTAGTCCTCGGCAAGCTTGTCTCAGAGCGTCGGGAAGCCGAAACGTTGGCTTCGGCAATCAAGGACCGTGAGAACGATCTTTCGGAACGTCGGAAGCGCTTTGAGCGCAAGGCCGATGGCGTCAAGAAGATCATGCTGCAGCTCATGGAAGTAGCGCACCAGGACAAGGTGACACTGCCGGAAGCTACACTGTCAATCACCAAGGCGCGCTCGTCAGTCGAGATCGTTAACGTTGACGATTTGCCTCAGGGGTATTTTCGTACAGAGCGGAAAGCTCTTTCCTCAGAAATTAAAACGGCTCTTGAAGCCGGTGAGAAAGTTCCTGGCGCCGAACTGAAACTTGGCGTTGCTGGCCTGACCGTGAGGACGAAGTGATGGATAACATTTCAGACTTCTGCCGCTTCATGCTGCTTACCGAAATTGGGAAAGAAAAGGGAGCGTGCTGGGAATGGAAGGGGAGCCGTCCAGGTGGGAAATACGGCCATTTCAGCTTTGAATATAAAGCGGTCAAGGCACATCGCTGGATATACGAGAAAATCGTCGGCGAAATACCATCAGGTCTGCTGGTGAGACACAAATGCGATAACCCAGGTTGCGTCAATCCTGATCATCTCGAAGTTGGTACGCAGGCCGAAAACGTCTCTGACATGTACGAGCGCTGCAGAGCGCATGATCGCAAAGGCCAAAATCATCCTATGAGCCGCCTCACTGCCGAGGACGTGGTTGAGATCAGACGGCTTCGCGATTGCGGCGCTACTGAAGCATCAGTAGCTGCAAAGTTTGGCATTGGGCGCGGACAGGTAGGGAAAATTCACCGTAGAGAGAATTGGGGCCACGTATGACAGATAATCTTGCGCTTTGGCGTCAAGTCGAAAAGACGCCGACCGAGCACACAAAAAAGATAACCGGAAAGTCGTATCAGGGCACCTCCCCCAAGCCTCATTACCTTATCCAGAAGGCAACAGAGACATTCGGGCCTTGCGGTATTGGCTGGGGGTTCACGGTTGAGGAGCGCATTGAAGGTGGCGCTCTGATCGCTGACGGCTTCTTTGAAAAGATGCACATCGCCAAAGTCAAGGTTTGGTACAAATGGAACGGCGAGCGCGGCGAAGTCGAACACATCGGCGGAACGGTCTTCAGCGGAAAATACTCCAGCGGGAAGACCTTCACCGACGAAGACGCCCCGAAGAAGTCCGTTACGGACGCCTTGGTAAAGGCCCTGTCTATGATCGGCTTTGCCGGCGATATCTTCATGGGAAGGTATGATGACAGCAAGTACATAAGCGACTTGAAGCGCGAGGAA